AAGATCCATTTATTCTGCCTTCCTTTCCAAGTCCTCGATCCTGTGGTTCGCAACTTTCATCTTCTCTTCCAGAAGGAATGTCCGCTCTACCACAGAATTATGCTTTTCTACTTTTCTGGTCAGCTCATCAATCTTATAATCCATGAGCGCCCTCGTTTTCGCCTGCTGTCCATTATTGTTGATCAGGCAGATAATGAGTGTCACTCCTGCTGAGATGCAGGATGCAATGATCGTCTCCATATCACAGCCCTCCCTCTTATTCTGCTCCATCCAGAACGCCTTCTGCCCCGTCGGATGAAACCTCTGCCAGCATCTCGTCCTGAATCTGCCGGGCATAAGCACGAAAAGCATCCTCATCCGCACGGCACTGGGCAAGATTCTGGTTGTATTCTTCACGGTCATTCACCCATGAATTGATCCCCATGCCGAGAGGATCCATGGAATTGATCGACAGGCTGAAGCCTGCTGCTTCCAGATCCTCCTTCCCTTTCTTAACGATGCTCCCGCTTGAGATATTGATTGTCCTTTCCATCGGTTTTAACATAATGTTCCGCCTCCTTATATTTTGATATGACTAACAGGTATCTGCATAAAATAAGGACCTTATGGCCCTGCACGAATCTCTTTCATATTTTCTCCTTTACAAACCAATTGAATATACTTTTACATAAAGATGAGTGCCTGCCCAATTCGAACCTCTGGCTGATGTGTTAATCGTAAGACTGGATGCTTTAAACGTAATACCCACGCTGTACCACGAAGTTGAACTTTCATAATCCGTAAATTCTATTCTTTCGCCTAAATTAGCGGATGGAAATGCCTGCCATACAGTAAAATTTCCAAACCCCGTCAGTCCGGTCTTTACAAAAACAATACGTTTTCCAGTAATAACTTTGGAATAATTGTACGTTTTTCCCGCGTCCAAAACGCCTCCACTAAAGTGCTCCACCGGCGTAAAAGCATCTCCAAGCGCCTTAAAGCTGACTGTATTGGCACCTGTTACAAGCTTAAGATCATTTGCCGTAAATTTTGCATCTGCTCCAGCCGCATTAACATTGAACGCATCATTAGAAGTTTGAGAATCATGACAGTCAATATATACACTGTGAAAGGGTGCTTCAATATTAACTCCGTCTCCCTTAAGGAACATTCCTTCCGTACTGCTCAGTACGCATTCTCCCGCGTTTCCTCTGGATAATGCCCCATAAATATTACTGCCTTGATAAAAGTCGATCGAATCACTGTCAATATAAAAATGTCCCGCACCCGGATTTCCAATTGTTGCCGTATTAGCAAATACCGGTTCCGAAGCCACACGCCAGTAAGAACCGTCATAAGTGAAGATGACCGTAGCACCTGCAGACCAATATGCATATCTGACGCCCTGAGTATAGACTGCCTTCGCACCTGTACTGTTGATATTCAGCGTCGGGGATGCTGCCGTGTTCGCATAAGTAAACCTCACTGCCACCGTTACCCCGGCTTTCAGGGCAATCGTCCCGCTTACAAGGGTTGCCGTTTTGGCAGCTGTGGCAGATGCAGTACCAGATGCGGCATAGAGCATCTGGCCGTCCGTTCCTTTGGGCCCTGTCGGTCCCGCAGGTCCCACAGGTCCGGTTGCACCATGCGTCCCAATAATCACCGGGGTACTGACATAAGTTGTATTGTCCGTATAAGTGACCACCTCATAATTCCAAAGGTATTTTTTCGATGTAGTCGTAGTCTGCTGTGCTGTAGTCCAGCCGGCTGTGCTTGAGGTAACGCCGCTTGCCGCCGTGCTCGCCAGATAGTATTCTGCAATGGACTTAATGCCTCTCCCCGTACCGCCTGTATTGCCCTTATCACCGTAAACGCCGATCACCCGCTTCTGCGTTTCAGAGGTTGTGCCATTCGTGTAGGTTAGGATCTCATAATTCCAGAGATATTTATTCGCTGCAGTCATGACAGGGGCTGTGCTCTGCCAGGATGCGGGGACTGTCGTACTGCTTGCTGACACCGCATACTTGTTTGCAACTGAAGAAATGCCTATTCCGTTGTCTCCCTTCTCTCCTTTTGCACCGGTATCCCCTTTCCCGCCGGTAACACATACCGCATCCGTCATTTTTGAAGAGCCGTCTGTATAGGTAACCACAGATCTTGTCCATATATACTTCCCATTCTCCCATCCGGGATAAGTTCCAGACCACGTTCCTCCGGAAAGCACTGTTGCACTGGCCGATTTGTAATACTGTTCCACAATAGACTGTACGCCCCGGCCGTCTGCACCTTCTCCTCCCTCGGATCCAGTCACGCATACTGCCGAGGTCTCTCCTGTCTTTCCATCCGTATAAGTAATGACTGTCTTCGTCCAGATATATTTCCCATTCTCCCAGGCAGGCGCATTCGTCTGCCATACTCCGCCTGACAGGACTGTAGCACTGGATGACTTATAATACTGCACATCCACACCTGCAACACCTACACCATCCTTACCCTGCGCTCCGTCCTTTCCATCTTTTCCATCTACGCCGTCTTTTCCATCTGCCCCGTCTGATACATTACTTACGGTAACCTCATAAGATCCCCGGACTGTCATGCCCTCCAGGGCTTCAAAACGGTAGACCGCTTTCTTCGCAATGTCACGGGCGTGGACGATCACCGTCTTTCCGACTGCCAGATCTACATCGTCCTTCTTCCACCGTATCTCAAACTGATCTGTCTTATCTGCGCCTGCATCCCTCACATTCGCAGTCAGCGATGTGGTTCCCTCTCCATTCTTAAACACAATGCCGTTATCTGTGGTAATGGTACAGGCATAAACCTTATTTTCCTTGATCAGCTCGTTCATCTTGTCTAACAGGGATGTATCTACCTCGCTCTTCAACTCCCGGAAGTTATCGAACGTGGTTTCATTCCGCTTCGGATCCGTAAAACTGCGGACCTGCTCCGTCACCCTTGCTTCCAGATACAACGGAGGGTTGAATTTATCGTCCGCTATTACGACCGTATCCCCGATTCCGGTATCAAAATATCCATCCACCTCATAGGCCACCTGCGGCACACAGTTCTTCTTAAGCTCCGTCAATGCCTGGCCGTACAGCACATTCACATTGTCCGTGTCATAAGACCACCGCTTCAAGATATAGCGGTCGCTTCCCTTCGTATTTGATGGGAAACGGTCACGAGCCTGCACTGCACGGATAACCCCGTCTCCTGCCGGTGAATAATACTCCATATTCCCGTCCGCATCTTTTTCTTCTTTGTTGATGCCTGAGATAGTCGGTCCGTCCTTCCCGACAGGATAGATTGCTGTGTACAGATCCTTGATGTGTGCCGTTTTCTTGATTCCTTTCACGCTCTTCCCGTACCGTAGCACTACATCCTTCCGATACCGCCCGACTCCCTGATGATCACTGTCATGTTCCCTGTAAATATTCAACACCAGTTTCTTCAAAGAGTAATCATCATTCAAAACTGTTACAATCTCCGCCTCTGCATCAAATACATTAGCCAGGGAGAAGATCCGCGCAAGAATTGTAGACGTACCAGTCCATTCATGGGTGACCGCCTTGTCTGACACTTCATTGATCCCAAGCTCTATTGTCTTTTCAAAGTTGAACACATCCAGGTATTCCTTAAACTTCATTGCCCTGGATGCCTTGTACTCTTCCGCATCCTCATTCAGAAGCTCGAATACAGTGGAATATCCGGTAACCTCCACTATATACTCCGTCTTATATATCATTACGATATTGAAATAATAATCCTTCCCGCCATACTGGAAAGACAGTTTATTCCCCTCTACCAGATACCCGGCATCCTCGTGCTTTGCCGATGCCTTGAAGCTGTAGGTATTGGCAGAGCCTTCCCGGAAGTAATGAAGCTCATCGGAATAGTAATGCAATGCTTTCGGTGCACTGTTATCCATAAATGCACAGACACGGTCATAAGCATCCAGTATTGCGATTCTTATATTGTCCATTATAAATACGCCTCCCTTATCCTCGCTTTGATCGTTGGCGGAGGAGCACTGAAATCGGAATGGTAGAACTGCACTTTCGTTTCTCCAGGAGGTATCTGAAAATATTTCGTTCCCATCATCTCATCCCCCATATTTGCCATCCCGTTTACATAGACCTTCGCTGCATCACCGTCAATCCAGACACGGCTTCCGGCAGGATAACGGTTCGGCACGTCCCTCCATTTCTCCACATGCATCTTGCTAAAATCAACAGCTCCTATGTAATTCCGCTTCATATACTGTCCGGACAAATTTCTCGCACCCCACTGCCCGATCCAGAGTTGTATCTTTGCGCATTCCATGTCTTTAATCTCCGGCACAACATAACTGTAATATCTACTGTTCCAGTATATGGTCAGCTGCTCTCCTTCCTTTCGGAAATCATTGTCCCCTCTCCAAAGTCTCTGACTATACGGGTTGTCTGCATTATCAGCCGGAGCGAACATCATACTTTTTAAATGCCTGCCTCCCGCTGCCCAGTCCACATGCGCTGTATTGCCTGCGGTGTCGCCTTTGCTGATACTCATGCAGCAGATCACTTCGTTATCAGCCGTCAGAAATGTGATTGTCTGGGCACCAGTCTGCCCCATCCCCCCTGCTTCGAACCAGTGCCGTGTGTAGCAGTAGAAGTTACGCGCCCCAGCACGGCCTTCGCTGTCTGCCGGAAGAGTAATCGTTTTCATGCCGCCATTCCAGTGTCCTGCACCTGACGACTGCCCTCCGTTAAGCCCAAGCCACTGGTTTCCTGCTGCCAAAACCATTCCAAGAGTTCCCTGGGTTGTGCTTGATGGAGACTGGCAGTTCATTCCATGGTCATCCACATATCTGGAAAACCCTGACGCAAGTATCTCATTCTGCTTATAAACTTCCCCGTCAGCCTCTTCCACCCTGCCGTACTGCATCACCCCATACTCCGACACGATCCCGATATAGCCGTTCTCATGGTTATGCACAATGTCATAGCTGACCGGCACAGCCTCCGTGCCCTCATTCATGATCCTTGCCTCCAGGATGCCGTCCGCATTGAGCTTTGCCGAAAAAGTCTTCTCTACGGTGGAGTGCTTAAACGGATTCGTGCAATAAAATATAAGCTCCCCTACCACACTATTCCTGCCGGACGTCACTTCACTGTTTGCTGTTTTAGTTGCTATAAAATATTTATCTGATTCATCATTGAATACCAATTCCCCTTCTTCAACATCCAGAAGACCATTGAGATGATTAAAGGCATCACGAAATGCAGTATCATTCTTTGCTGTTAGTTGATATGTAATCGTAATCTGACGTGCCGGATATCTCTTATATTGATATTGTGTTCCATCTGTATTCCCAATCTTCTCATCAACAACTTCACAGGACATCAGTTCCCTGCCGCTCACACAAAGCGTCCGGAAACCAGGGACTTCATTGTCAAGCCACTTCCCGTTAAACCGGACAGCCTCAGCAGAAAGAATACTCTCCTTGGGGTATTCCGTGGTATCTATAAATTCATACGTTCCCATCACCGTTTCCCCTTCCTGTAGTTCTCAAACTGTTCCATGCTGTCAAGCTCCTCTTGGGTAAATACAGCCGTAGCCTTCGCAATCTCTCTGCCTTCCATCTCAACAGGAACAATAATCGTATAAGATGCACCAACTCTTCCCCCGAAACCGCTTTCATACCCCGGATTATAGCCTCCTGCATACGCCACGCGTCCTGAACCACCATAAGAAGGCATTGCAGTCCTTCCAAGCTTTAATGCAGCTTCTTTTACATCACGAATATCTTCAAGAAGCCCTTCTACAAATCCTTCGGTGGTATACCCTCCAATTTCCTTGGTAACTCTGGACGGGGAATGTACCTGCAAAGCATTTCTCATAGTCGATGCTACCTGGTTCGCAACTCTGTTAGCTGCCGCGATCGCCGCACCCGCACCGGCATTGATCCCATTTGCCAGTCCTATGGAAGCATGATATCCAGAGTTATAAAACTGCGGCTGCATAGCCGACACCGTCGACACCATCCAGGATATCCCTTTAGATACGCTTACCTGTGACTGGTTCATACCACTGTCAACCGCTCTTTTAAAACGATTCATTCCCGTTGTTCCATGTTCTGCTGTCGTGGTCATTCCTGTTTTCACAGCTGCACTCATAACTGTCATCCCTGCTTTCATAATCTTCTGCATGGATGCTGTACCTCTTGACACTTCACTCGTACCAGATGTCATTCCGGCGGCGATCACTTTTGCTGTCGTGCTCATGCTGCTCTGAGCGGAAGCTGTAATCTTAGCAAAAGCACTCCCCGATACACTATCCATCTTTTTGACCGCATCATTCATGGCATTACTTGCAACACTGCCCGCAGAAGACATCACAGACTGCATTGCGGCATTCAAAACTCCTGACTGCTCATTCACACCGTTGATAAATCCCTGGACAGTATCATTGCCATATCCTTGAAAGACTCTTGATGGAGATCCTATCTGAAGCTCTCCTTTCGTTCCTTCCTCTGCAGCAGTACCTACTTCCGCACCTGCGGTTTCTACCAAACCGCTGTTACTGGACATGCTGTCAGCCAGAGAACTGTCCACATTCATCCCAATACCCGCCCAGTCAACCGCCGCCAACTGGCTGCTCAACGATTCTTCCATCGTAGTTACAAGCCCCATAACAGACTCAGGTATTCCCGAGGTATCGAATACTGTCTTCAACGCATTCGCAGCCGTTATTCCGCCATTCGCAAATGCCTCTGACAACTGCTGAAGTTCCGCATCCGAAGCCCGTACCATAGCATTCACATACCCTGCTGATTCCGGCCCCGCTGCCCGCAGTTGCTCTAATAATCCCTGATCAATCCCACGCTCAGCAAGAACCGCGATATTATCCGCCCACTGACTGATTATCCTCTGATTCTCCTGCAGATTCTGCGTCATCTTTGAAACAGATATCTCCGACTTATCCGACAATACGTCAAACATATTGGTTGCCTGCTCCGCATAGGAACTCCATGTATCATTCAGGCTCCCAACGACTTTCTGCGTCTCATCATCTAACTGCTCCAAAGATGTAATCTGTACCGCAACCCCGGAACTGACTGCTTCCGACTGTGCCTGCTGGCTCTCCACCATAGAGTTGCGCAAGTACTCTTCCGATCTGGCAAGTTCTCTTTTCTTGGTATCCAGAGACACCAGCTGCTCCTCCATTTCCTGCATGGCTTTGTTATGCTCACTGATTGCTAACGGACCTGTATTGTTCAGATCCTGCCATTCCTTTTCGAACTTATTCATTTTCTCCAGAAGCGCTGTATGTTCTTCATCCGCCTTGGCCTGTTCTTTTTTAACTTCCAGATACCGTTCCTGCATGGCCTGTGCCTTCGCCTCTGCCTCATAAGCCTTCACCTTAGCCATAATAGCTTCGGTTGACATATTTAACGCTCCTGTTTCCTCGTTATATTGCAGATTCAGTCCTTCCATGGATGCATTTAAGGCCTCTACAGACGTTTTTAATTCCGCCTTATCATCAACGCTCTTATTCTCCTTTGCAGACAATTTCTCAATATCTCTTGCAAGATCCCTGTTTACTTTCGCAGTTGAATTGATGTCAGAAATATTCTCATTATATGCCTTACTGGTTGAATCCAAGGACTCTTTCAATTCTTTAGACGATTTTACAGCCTCATCTTTCATTTTCACGGCATCATCCAAGTTATTCGTAAATTTGGCCAGAACTTTTGAAATTCCTACCAGTGCGGCCGCGAGAGCAGCAACCGCCACGATTGCAGCGCCTATTGGATTAGCTGCCACCGCCGCATTCCAGATCATCTGGGCTGCTGCTACCATTCCTAACTTTCCTGCCAGAACTCCCAATACAGCCGTTTTAGCTGTGATCGCTACCGTACTGAGTGTTGCCGCCTTCGCCCCGGCTGTCTCTGCAATGCTGTTCGCCCTTTCAGCCGCAGTATTCAGAACTGACGCCCTTGTATCAGCGTCTTCCGCCGCTTTCTTCAATGCAGTTGCCCTCGCCGCGTCTCTGCTGGCATTCGCCTGCGCCCTTGTCGCCGCTGTCTCTGCTTTTTCTGCTGCTGCCCTTAACCCAGTTGCTCCTGCGCCTCCCTCATCCGCAAGTGTTCTTGCCTGTGTAGCTGCCTCCGCCAATCTGTCTGCCGCCGCCCTGGATTTGACTGCCCTGGCCGATGCCTTGGCCGATTTCCGGCATAAACTGTCTGCCAGTTCCGCCACATGATTCGCCTTCGCACGTGCTTTTGCCGCTGTCTCTGCCAGCCTGCTTGCATCCGAAACAGCCCTTAGAGTATCCGCTGCATCCGACATACTCCTCTTAAGCTTTACCACCTTCTCACTGATATCCATTGCCGCTTTATATGCCACAAAACCAGCGGCCGCAGTTCCCAGCGTCGGCACTAGCACATCCAGATTACTGCTGACCATCTTCACGGCAGGCGCCACGGTGTTAACCATCGTTCCCGCACCGCTTGACGCCCCCTTAAACAAAGCGTCAACCCTATCTTTCGTTGCGCCAAGCATCTCCTGAAATCCCGGCAGGTCTGCACTGCTCAAACTGTCATTTACAGACCGGACTACTGACTCCGTTCCCCGGACGACCGATGTCCCCAGATTCGCAAAAGACGTCTTGATTCCCCCGCTCGCTGTCCTCGCACGTTCTGCAAAGCCATTTACACCGCCATCCAGCTCAATCAGCTTACTGTTAAACTGATCAAAGGTAATATCTCCCGATTTTAACGCCTCATAGAGTTCACTCTGCGCAGCAGTACCGGCAAAACCAAAAGCCTCGGCAATTTCATAGAGCGCGGGCCCCATGGTCTCCTGCAGCGTTCTCCAAGACTGGAGGTCGACACTTCCTTTCGAGAGCATTTGGACATACTGGATCAAACCTCTTGATGCCGCCTCCGAAGCAGAACCAGAGGCAAGGAAAGCATCATTCAGAGCGATAGACGTTGCTGTCGCTTTATCCAGATCCTTTGTCAGTACAGCTATATTCTGGGTTGACGCGACAATCCCATCCAATGTAGTCGGCAGTCCCTGGATGCCGTCCGACAGTTTATTAATGGACGCGTTCGATTCCTTCGCACTAAATCCAATCTGCTGCATTATCTTCGGGAAACGGTTCATCGTATCAAACCGGTCTATTGCACCGCTAAGAGATGCCTTCAAAGTATTTCCGGCAATCGAAAGCGCCTTAAATGCCCCTACACCTTTTGCAATGCTCATAATACTAGATACCGCTTTCCTGCCGCCCGCATCCAGATCATACGTGACATCCGCAGCTTTTTTCATTGTTTGCGTAAAATTCTTATCCGTTACACTTAAGACTGCAATCACGCTATAGCTTTCCAATTCGCTCCCTCCTTTCCTTCTGCTTCTTCATCAGATCAAAGATTCCCCGGCCTTTTGTATTCATGCCTGACTTTTCTTCTGGTCTCAGGATTTCATTTATACATTTCTCATAATCGAAAAACTGCTTGAAATTCCCATATACCAGTACCATCTTCCTTTTTCCGGACTTCTTTTTTGCCTTTATCTCCCTGTTCAGCCATGCCTGCAGATGGAGCTCGTATTCTCTGTCTGCCCGCCTCAGCCTGAATGCCGTCATGCGCAGTCCATACTCATACAGAGTCATCCGGTCAATCTCAGCAAAATCATTCATCCCAAGAAAACGCATACTGTTGAGCACTATCTCTTCATAGACTTCTTTGGAGTCTCCCTGCCCGCCTTCTCCGCTTCCTTCCTGGCCTTCTCCTTTTCCTCCTCTTCCTTCAGATTCGCTTCCAACTCCCCCAGCTTTGCCCTGGTAGCGTTAGACCTCCTGAGTTCCTCTATAACTTCATCAAACAGAACATCTATATTTTCCGCATCATCCAAATACTCATCCACGTCAGCCTGGGACGGCCTCTTCTCCTCCGCACATGTCCCCAGATAGAGAAACTCCGACAGCGCCACCGGATCGCCAGTCAAAAGCTTTGGAACCTGCGTCTCAACCCCAAGTCCGAATTTCACACTCGTATTATTCTGGACGTAATATTTCTCATCCAGCTTCCTGACAAAACCAATTCCAAATTTTACCCTGTATTCTGTATCTTTGATCTTCAAGATCATTCCCAATTCCTCCTCTTATTTCTGAATCATCTATACACATAAAGCAGTAAGGAGAGCTGTGATCCGCCCTCCTAAGCTCCACTGGTCTTCTTCGTGTCCGCGAACACGTAGTCTGCAATCTCCTGCTGCTCCACAGTAACGGTCACGTCTCCACGCTTTCCGCTTCCATTGATCCCAAAGGTCAGTGAACATTCTACATAATCCTCTGCGGAAGAATTCTTCTCAAACTCCGTCAGATAACCCTGGAAATACATTCCCTTAAATTTGTTTTCTCCCGTATCTGCCGGTTCTGCAAGATTCGCCTCCCAGATCTCGATCAGCTCATCACTGTCCATGGCATCCTCCAGCTTATCCACCATCTTGTCACCCTTTGACAGGATGCTGGTAGCCGTGATCTCCACCTCCGCAGTTCCCGGTGTCCGGATAGAACCGTCCTTTGTGGCAGTTGAATCCGCATCCTTACTCTTGGAACGTCCATTCTCTGTTGTAAATGCAAGGATTATCCCGTCATCCGTGGCCGCATCCTTCTTAATCCGGTACAGATATACCAGTTTTTTCCCCTGTACTGCTTCCGCAAATAAC